ATGCTTAAATCGATCGACAGCAAATTGCGCGCCTGGGCAATCTGGTCCTTGATTCGCGAAGATGGCGGCAGCGGCTATGTGCAATTCAGCTATCGCGAGCGCAGCGGCGGTGGCGATTGTCGCAGCTATGCACCCAGCGATGCCGACGGGGTTATCGTCGTCAGCGGCTGCGATGGGCGTGAGCAGGTAATCGATTATGAAGAAATCCGCACCCTCGATGCGCTGATTCACAGCAAGCTGTCTCTTTCCAGCCGGCAGTTGTTCAAGGTGTGGTATCTCGGGCGGGGCACCACCCGGCAGCGGGCGGAACAGATGAGCTGCTCGGAAAAAACGGCGTTTCGCCATCTCGACCGGAGCCACCATGAATTGGAGAAATTATTGCTCGAGCAACGATATGGATCACGCAGTGTGTCTTCCCATGATGGAATTCAGTACTGATATCCCCCTTCTGCCCCCTGTGACAGTGGATTGATAAGATTCTGCTACGGTGAACAAAGTTGTGCTCACACGAAACCCCTGATCAATCGATCGGGGGTTTTGTTTTTTAATTGAATCCAATAAATGGAATTCGGCCTCGAATTGTGCAATCTGTTCACCGCCAATAGCAAGGCTGCATGCCGCGCGTTTCGAAAAATCCCACCCGGCCCCGCCTTGTGCGGGGCTTTGTCTTTCAGGAGGCAACATGCCTGCTCGCAATACATCGCCCCCTCGTTCCGTGGCGGGCTTCGTGCCGCATCCAGTCGAGGGGGCCTTCGCACCTGGCCGCATCGCGGCCTGGCAATGGTCGAGGATCGCGCCATGCATACGCTGACGGCCATTCGGCAGGCGCTGGTTGCACGCCTGCGCGACCAGACTGCGGCAGGCCCGCGCGTCTGGGGGAACCGTAGCCAGGCGATTGCCGATACCGACTTGCCCGCACTACGGGTGCGGGTGACGAGCCGCATGACGCATTCCAACAGCGACATCCCGAGCGCAACGCACGACGGCCAGTTTGCCCTGGCCATCGTCGTGGCAGACGGTACCGGTGCCGAGGATCAGGCCGAAGCACTGCTGGATGAAGTGGAACGTGTGCTGGTTCGTCACCCCACGCTCAACGGGCTGCTAGCGACGCCGTTGCGAGCAACGCAGCTTCAGGTGGCAAGCGAGGGCGCCCGCCTGGTCTACACGCAGGATTTGTGCGCCACCTGGCACGAAGAACCCTTTGCCGAACTGGACGTAACCGAGCCGCATACCACACCCGCATTCGGCGATTTCACCCACTTGCATGCCGATCTGGACACCCAGCCGTTCAGCGGCGCCACCGAACACATCCGATGGCTGGTCGCCGACTACGCCGACAGCCTTCCAGACGCGCAAATCGAGTACCACCCACCAGGACCCGCCCCATGAAAACCCGCATCAAGCCTCGGGCCTCGACGCTGAGCGTCTTGCTGCCCGACGGCAGCGGCACGCTGCCGCCCGATGGACTCGCCGTCCATCTCGACACGTATTGGCACCGGCGCATCGCCGACGGCGACGTGATCGTCGTCGCGACCAAGCCGCAGACCAATGCCAAAACCCGCCCCGCCACCCGCGGGGCTTAGTTTTTTCAGTGGAGTAAGCAAATGCCGGAAAACATCAGTTTCAACGCCATCCCCGTCGATATCCGCACCCCAGGCCAATATATCGAAATCGACCATACCAAGGCCGTACGCGGCCTGCCGACACAGGATCGCCGCCTGCTGCTGCTGGGCCAGCGCTTGGCCGGCGGCACCGTGGTCGCGAACGTGCCGACGCAGATCAGCAACGCTGATCAGGCCGCCGGCTATTTTGGCCGTGGCTCGATGCTGCATCGCATGGTGCTCGCCGCCAAAGCCGCCAACAGTACTACCGCGATGTGGGCCATCGCCGTGGACGATCTGGAAGCGGGCGTCGCCGCCAGTGGCACGCTGACCCTGACCGGGTCGGCCACCGCCAGCGGTATCCTCGCGCTCTACGTGGCTGGCCAGCGCGTGCAGGTCGGCGTGGCCCAGGGTGACGCCGCCGCCACAATCGCCACCAAGGTGGTTGCTGCGGTCGCCGCCAATGTTGATTTGCCGGTGACAGCCGCCGCGACCACCGGCGTGATCACCCTCACCGCCCGCCACAAGGGCCTGAACGGCAACGGCATCGATCTGCGCCTGAACTACTACAGCGACGACACCACGCCGGTTGGTCTTACCGCCGTCATCGCAGCCATGTCGGGTGGCACCGGCAACCCGGATATCGCCCCGGCGATTGCCGCCATCGGCGACGACCAGTACTACAGCATCGTCGCGCCATATACCGATACCGCCACGCTGGCCGCGCTGGAAGCCATGCTCGACGCCAAGTGGGGCCCGATGCAGCAACGCACCGGCCACGTGTTCGCCGGCATGGTCGCCACCCACGCTTCGCTGACCACCTTCGGCGCCGGCCGCAATAGCGCGCATGTTTCGGTGCTGGGCATCCATGACACCCCGACGCCGGCGTGGGAGTTCGCCGCATCGTGGGCGGGCGTCTGCGAATACTACGGCGCCATCGACCCCGCGCGTCCGTTGCAGACCCTGCCGGTGCCGGGCCTGCTGGCGCCGCAACTGAAGAGCCGCTTCACCCGCACCGAACGCGATCTGCTGCTGCGTTCCGGCATCAGCACCGTGATCTACGGCAGCGATGGCGCGGCACTGATCGAGCGCGTGATCACCACCTACCAGAAGAACCCGTTCGGCGTGGCCGACATCAGCCTGCTCGACCTGGAAACCAAGTGGACGGTGGATTACATCCGCTACGCCGTGCGCGCCCGCATCGCGCTGCGCTATCCGCGCCACAAGCTGGCCAACGATGGTAGCAACTACGCGCCGGGCCAGGCCATCGTCACCCCGGTGATCCTGCGCGCCGAACTGCTGTCGCTGTTCCGCGAGCTGGAGGAAGCAGGCCTGGTGGAGAACTTCGACCAGTTCAAGGAAGACTTGCTGGTGGTGCGCAGCAACAGCGACCCCAACCGCGTCAATGCAGTGATCCCACCGGACGTGGTCAATCAGTTCCGCGTGTTCGCCGCGGCGGTGCAATACCTGCTCTGACCCGCCATGCACTGAATGCCCCGACATGCCTCGGCACGGGGCGATGCATCGCGGCAGTTCGAGCCATCCGCATCAACCAGGGCTGATGCCCTACCCGGCCCGCCTCGATGCGGGCCGCCTTTTTCAAGCAACGGAGAATTCCCCATGGCAGGCAATACCCAGTTCGCAGGACGTGTATTCATCAGCATCGACGGCTCGCGTCTGCGCAGCAAGTCCGGCGCCAAGCTCAATGTCGGCGGCGTCGAACGCACCCCGGTCGAGACCGATCTCGGCACCGTCGGCTACACGGAAAAGGTGAAGACCCCGACCGTGGAATGCACCATCGTGCTGAGCCGCGATGTCGATCTGGTCGAATTCGGCCGTATCGTCGACACCAACCTCGTGTTCCAGACCGACATCGGCGCCACCTACGCCCTGCGCAACGCCTTCCTGACCGAACCGCCGGAGTTCACCGGCGGCGAAGGCGAAGTCACGCTGAAGTTCGCCGGCACTCACTGCGAAAAGGCCTAAACGATGAACCAGGATATCCAGTTTCCCCTCGTCGTCACCTTGAGCAAACCGTTGCGCTTCGGTGAGGAGGACATCACCGAACTGCGCCTGCGCGAACCGTGCGCTGGCGATTTTCGCGTGCTGGCCAACCCGCAAGCCGTGCTGGCCAGCTCGCTTGATCTGGCCGCGGAACTCGCCGGCCTGCCGTCCAGCGTGCTCGACCGGCTGAACACGGATGACACCGAGGCCGTGGTCCGGGCGGTGAACCCTTTTTTGTTCTGGTTCCGCTGAACTGGCAGGACATGGCCGGCGACCTGGTGGTCGCCGGCGGCATCGCACCCTCGGAGGTCTGGGCGATGCGCTGGAGCGAGTTTCGCTTCTGGCATCACCAGGTGCTGCGGCTGAAGGGCACGGTGTCTGAGTCTGATTGAGCGTTCCTTCGCGACCGGCAGGTCGCGGAGGAACCATGCAAGGAATGCAATTCGGCCCCACGCCTCTGTGCACTGGTGCGCCGAAGACTTTGTCACGGCGTTCAGCACAAAGGCAGTAGGAGAGCCATATGGCAATGCAATATATATTAGGGATCATTGGAGAAAAGGCTGTCGAAGCCGTCGCAGAATCAGCCATCAAAGGGCTCCAGAATGTAGCGAAAGCGCCTCTCGAAGCGGCTCACCGATATACCGCCACCCGGGATGAACTCGGCTACATTGCCGGTCAGGCCGGAATTCAAAAAAAAGGACTTGAGTCCACCGTAGCAAGTTGGAATGCCCAGCTTATCGGCATGAGCCAGCGCACCAACCAATATCAAGAAGAACTGCTCAATGGTTTCAAAAGCACAGTTGAAAGCAATGTCAAACCCGATGCTGCCCTGGGCCTGACCGAGGCGGCCGGTCGAGCCGCGACAGCTACCAATAATGATCTTGCTCCTCTGAGCAAAGCGGTGACCAGGGCACATCTCGATTTTGGAGTCAGGTCCGAGGACGCCGACAATTTTTTTGAAATCATCGCCGCATCGGGAAGATCAGGCACTTTAAACTTCAATCAGCTACTACAAAAGATACCGTCCCTGATCACCTCGGCAAAGAATTCAACCCTTGGCCTGCGAGGCACATCCGGAATTTCCTCAGTTACTGCCGCCCTGCAGATCGCCGCGAAAGATAACGCCGATCCGGAGCAAGCACACGCCAACCTGAACGGCTTCCTGAATGAGTTCAACTCAGGAGGGATAGCTCATAAATTCCAGAAATTGGGCGTCGGTAATTTTGAACAAGAGAAAAAGAACGCAATCGCCAGCGGCGACCCGTTGTTGTACATGGCCAAACTGGCAGACACCGTCACCGGTGGCGATGCCACCAAGCTGGGTCAATTGTTCAGCAGTCGGGAAGCACGGGACTTCCAGCAGGCTTTGGTCGCCAATCAGACTGAATATCAGAAAATCCACAATGAAGCGAGCAGCTCAAAGGGCCTGATCCACCAGCGGAAGCTCATTGCAGATAACTCCGATGCCGGGGTTGCGAAAAGCCTCCGAATCAAGAACGAGGCTTCTCTGCAAAACTCTGGGGTCACCCAGGGCTATGTTAATGGCCTTCATAAAACAGCAAATTTCCTTAAAGACTATACGGGGCCGAACGCCGACGCATTTCGATTCGGTTTTGATCAATTGGGATTACTCAAGCCGAGGGAGAACCAAAACGGCTCGTTGTCCGGCCTCGATGATGGCAACCACGGCGATGCCATTCCGGTAGTGGTTGTGAACTGGCCGAACGGCACACCGGCCGAAGAAGAGCTTGGGCCAGTGGACACCATCGTCGGGCTGGGCCTGACTGCCGCTCATTTCGCCCCCCTATTGACGGATATTGCTTTTCCGGCCAAGGGACTTTTTCGCCAAGCAAAATGGCTCTTTAATCAAGCAGTGGAAAATGGCCCCAAACTAGAAGCGCCTCCCTCAGAGGGCCCATATTACCACTATCCGAATCATGGACAGCAGGAAAACCGAGCCTCCGACTATCCTATTTCGGCTCAGGCAAACCAATATGCCAATCGCCGCCGCCTCAAGCCGGGCTTATCGGTAAACCCTTACCACCACTATTCAAATTACGGGCAACAAGAAAGCCGAATTTACGACTATCCCGCCGTGACCCAGGCGAAAGGCTACCCCAAGAAGATCAATATCAATCGCCCGCTGGATCCGCCATATGCATCAGGTCCAAATAAATCGCAGCATTACCAATACTTCATTAATCCGGGGTTTGAAAACAGCCCGGCAACCTATCCTTTAGTCCCTTCAAATCGCCGCCAGGATATATCGCCCAACACCCTGTCTCCCGGCGCGCTCGGTCCGCAAAAGGTTTCCGGCACCGTCGAGGTCAAGGTCTCCATGCCCCCCTACCTCACCGGTCAGACCAGCGTCACCCAGCCGGCCGGTGCCGGCGTGAAGCTGCAAGCCACCGCAGCCAAGACCGGCAACTACCACCAAGGAGGTTTCTGATGAGTTGGCGAGACCAACTGGAAAAGGCTTCGTTCCGCGGCGTGCCGTTCCATATCAGCCGCAGCGGTGGCGAGGTCGGCCGGCGCGTACAGTTGACCGAATACCCGCTGCGCGACCTGCCCTACGCCGAGGATCTGGGCCGAAAGGCGCGGACCTTCACCCTGGATGCCTTCGTGCTTGGGCCCGACTACCGCGCAGCACGCGACCGCCTGCTGGCGGCGCTGGAGCAGCCGGGCCCGGGCGAGCTGGTGTTGCCGTCGCGCGGTCACCAGCAGGTGGTCGCACAGCGCTGCTCGCTGGAGGAAACCACCGAGCAGGGCGGCATGGCGCGGCTCAGCCTGGAGTTTGCCGAAGCCGGCAAGAACGAGTTGCCGAACAGCCAGATCGACACCGAAGCCCAGCTGCGCCAAGCCGGTGACCGGCTGATCACCGTGTGCGGGCAGGACTTCGCCGCGCAATGGAAGATCGGCGCGCAGCGGCTGAAAGGCGACCTGCTCACCGCACTGGAAGCAGGCGTGGGCGACTTTCTGGAGGCACTGGTGGCGGCCCAGCAGACCTTCGACTGGATCGAGCGCCAGTTGGGCGCGCTGGAGCGCATCGAGCAACAAGTCGACCAAGTGATTAACTCGCTGGAAAAGCTGCTGGGTACGCCTGCCGCGCTCTATCAGCGGCTGGTCGGATCGCTGCAGCGGATCAGCATTCGCCTGCAACGTTTCGGCCAGGACTTCGACAGCATCGTCACCGGCCGCCGCCCCAATGGCGGTACCCAGGCGCTGGATGCGGTGAAGCCGCTGCTGTTCGAGTCGCCGGCCCGCCACGTGATGCTGCCGAGCACGCCGGTCAACGTCGCCAACCTGCGCAACCGGCTGGCGCTGGACCAGGCCACCCGCATCATCGCGGTAACACAGGCAGCCATGGCATTGCCCACGGCGCCGGTACTGGCCTCGGCCGACCTGATCGCCATGCGCGACACTGTGTTCGAAGCCATCGACACCCTGGCCGACCAGGCATCGGATCTCACCTATCCGGCGTTGCTGGCACTCAAAGCCGCCACCATCCGGGCCGTCGCCCAACGCCTGCCCGCCACCGCGCAGTTGCGCGAAATCTGGCAAGGCGTGTGCGAGCCGGCTCTGGTGGTGGCCTGGCGCCAGAACGGCAACCTCGATGCCGAACTGGATCTGGTGGTGCGCAACGATATCCGTCATCCCGGCTTCGTGCCGGATGGGCGGACTCTCAACCTGCTGAAGACCTGATATGGCGAATCTCCAACTCAAAGTAGGCGGTCGGATCTATGGCGGCTGGACCGAGATTTCGCTGCAACGCGGCCTGGAGCAACTGGCCGGCAGCTTCACCCTGCAACTGACCGAGCGCTGGCCGGATAACGACACCGCCCGGCCGGTCAAGCCTGGCGAAGCCTGCGTGGTGACCATCGACGACCAGCCCGTGGTCACGGGCTTCATCGATCAGGTGTCGCTGCGCTTCGACGCGCAATCACGCAGCCTGGGTGTCAGTGGCCGCGACGCCACCGGCGACCTGGTGGATTGCAGTGCCGGCCACGGTTCCGGCCAGTGGAAGCAGACCAGCTTGGCGCGGATTGCGCGCGACCTATGCGGTCCGTTCGATCTCAAGGTCGTCGTCGATCCGGCGGTGCGAAAGCAGGCCGACGAGCCGTTCAAGAGCTGGAACGTCGAGGAAGGCGAAACCGTCTTCGACTGCCTGGAACGGATGGCGCGCCTGCGCATGCTACTGCTGACCACGCGTGGCGACGGCGCCGTGTACATCACCCGTCCGGGCACCGAACAGGCGCAGGCCGCGCTGGTGGAAGGCGACAACCTGCTCAGCGGCGAAGCCACCTTCAGTTGGGCGCAGCGCTACAGCTTCTACCGCGTCAAGGCACAAAGCCGCGGTCGCCACGCCGAGCAAGGCAGCAGCCACGATGAGGTGGTGACGCGGCACCGGCCGCTGATCGTGCTGGCCGAGGATCAGGCCGAAGGCCCCACGGTGCAGCAACGCGCCGACTGGGAAAAGACCATCCGCACCGCCCGCGCCAACCAGGCAACGGTGGACGTAGTGGGCTGGCGCCAGGGCGATGGGCTGCCACTGTGGCAGCCCAACCTGAGGGTGAACCTGAAATCCGGCCTGCTGCGCGCGGACGGCGACGTGCTGATCTCGGCGGTGAGCTACACGCTCGGTGCGGGGGGTGAGCGCTGCGCGCTGACGCTGGTCGATCCACGCACCTTCGATCGGCTGGAGGGCAAATCCACCACGCAGCTGAAACGTGGCAAACGCAACAAAGGCGCCCCGGCCAAGCCGTCCTCGACGGTGGGCCACGGCACGACGCAAAGCCAAGACTGGGGACAGAACTGATGATCGAACGACTTGCCCGCCGCGTGCGCCTGATGGTGGCGCGCGCGGTGCTCAACCTGGTGAACGACGCAACCGGCCTGCAACGGCTCCAGGTTTCGGCGCTAGCCGACGAGACGCGCGACGACGTGGAGCGTGCGCAGAACTACGGCCTGACCAGCGTACCGCTGCCCGGCGCCACCGCGATCCTGGTCGCTGTGGCTGGCAGCCGCGACCATCTGGTCGCCACCGCGGTGGACGACGAACGCCATCGCCCGAGCGGCCTCGCCCCGGGTGAAGTCTGCATCTACACCCACGAAGGTGATCGCATCCATCTGAAGAACGGTCGGCTGATCGAGATCAGCACCCAGACGCTACGCGTCAATGCCGGCGCGCTGGTCGAACTGAACACGCCCCTGGTCAAGCTGAACGCCCCGCTGGTCACCACCAGCGGCCAGCTCAAGACCGCCAGCGACATCACTGACAACGCCGGCGGCAACAGCCGCACCGTAGCTGGAATGCGCCAGGTATTCGCCGATCACGTCCACCCCGAAACCAACGCCAGCGGCGGTACCACTGGTAAACCCACCCAGGTGATGTGATGGATCTGAAAACGTTCTTTTACAGCTTCGAGCGCGGCTGCGACTGGCAGCCGGCCGCGGTTGGACTGGTCGAAGGCGACGAACTGGATACCGCCGTGCTGCTCAGCCTGTTCACCGATCGACGCGCCGAACCCGGCGACGACGTGGAAGGCGACCCACGCGGCTGGTGGGGCGATGCCATCCCGATAGGCGATGAACGCGCGGTGCCGCTGGGCTCGCGCCTGTGGCTGCTGGCCCGCGAAAAGCAGACCGCCTCTACCTTGCGGCGCGCCGAAGCCTACGGGCGCGAAGCGCTGCAATGGCTGATCGACGACGGTCACGCCCGGGCACTGGACATCGCAGCCAGCGCCCCGCGCACCGGCCTGTTGCGTCTGGACGTCGCCATCGATTCCCAACCCTTCCGATTTGAGCTGACACCATGAGCCTGAACCGCCCTACCCTGCCCGAACTGGTCGAAGCACAACTGACCGAGTTCGAAGCCCGCCTGCCCGGCGCCGACACCCGCCTGCGCCACTCCAACCTGAATGTGCTCGGCCGCGTGCAAGCCGGCGGTCTGCACCAGATGTATGGCTATTTGTCGTGGCTATCGCTGCAAGTGTTTCCCGACACCTGCGAGACGGAGTTCCTCGATCGCTGGGCCTCGATCTGGCTAGCCGAAGGTCGCAAGCCCGCCGCGCTGGCCCAGGGATCGATTCGCCTGACCGGCGCACCGGGCACCATCGTGCCGCAAGGCACTCCCTTGGCACGCGCCGACAATCGCGAATACCTGACCACGGCCGATACCACCCTGGGCACCGGCGGCACCGTGGATGCCACGGTCACTGCTCGCGAAGCGGGGGCTAGCGGGAATGCCGACACAGGCACCACGCTGACGGTGACCAACTCCATTGCCGGACTGAATGGCAACGCCACGGTACTCGCACCGGGCCTGACCCAGGGCAGCGATGTCGAGCCGGATTCCGCCCTGCGCCAACGCCTGATCGCGCGCATCCAGCGTCCGCCGCAGGGCGGCGCGGCATCCGATTATGTGGCCTGGGCACTGGAAGTACCGGGCGTGACCCGCGCCTGGACCTTAGACAGCCCGTTCGGGTTCGGCAGCATTGGCGTGGTGTTCGTGCGCGACGGCGACGCCGACCCGATCCCGGATGCCAACGAGGTTGCTGCGGTGCAGGCCCACATCGACAGCCTGCGCCCAGTCACCGCCGAATTCGTTGCCCAGGCGCCGACGCCCAAGCCGGTGGCCTACACCATCCGGCTGGTGCCTGGCACCCCGGCGGTGCGCGATGCGGTGATCGCCTCGCTCAAGGACCTGCACACCCGCGAAGCCGCGCCCGGCGCCACCCTGCTGCGCAGCCACATCACCGAGGCCATCAGCCTGGCCTCCGGCGAAATCGACCACACTCTGGTCAGCCCCACCGCCGACGTAACGGCCGAGCAACTGGAGATGACGGTATTCGGAGGCGTGACATGGCAATGACCGCCGAAGACTATCGCCAACAACTGTCCGCGCTGCTGCCACTGGGCCTGGCCTGGCCACGCGAGCCGGACAGCACCTTGCAGCGCGTACTGGGTGCTTTCGGCGCCGGCCTGGCCGGTGTCGACAGCCGGTCGAACGAACTGCTGCGTGAAACCTATCCGCCGACCAGTTATGAACTGCTGGCTGACTGGGAGCGCATTGCCGGTCTGCCCGACGAATGCTCGTTGCTCGGCAGCCAGACCGTGCAGGAACGCCGCAACGCCGTCGCCGCAAAGCTGGCCGCCACTGGTGGGCAATCGCGCAACTATTTCATCAACGTGGCGGCGCGCTATGGACACCCCAACGCCACCATCACCGAATACCGCGCCCGACGTTATGGACACTCGCGCCTGGGGCAGCGGTATGGGGGATGGCGCTGGCAATTCGTCTGGCAGTTGAGGCTGCCGGTAATACCGGTCGTTCCGCGCGAATGCGGCGACCCGTTCGGCGAACCGTTCCAGACCTGGGGCGATACCCAGCTGGAATGCATGATCAACAAACTCAAACCCGCGCATACGTGGGTTTTGTTTTCTTATGGGAGCTAAGCGATGGACTATCCGCATTCCGTGCCCGACGTGGGGTTGCTCGACGGCAAATTCACCGATGGCGATCCACTGACCGGGCTATTGCCGAGCCTGGATCCGTCGTCCTGGGCAAATGGGGTGACCGATGAGTTGTTGAATGTGATCGAGGCGGCGGGGTTGACTCCGACCGAAGGATTGAGCAATCAGTTTTTGCAGGCGCTGAGGCGCACTGGGGTATTTGCCACACAAGCACAATTCGACAATTCGACTGCGGCGGCAACTACTGCTTTTGTGCAACGAGCACTGGGGAACTACGCCAATGTATTCAGCTACGTGCCCGCACAGACCCTGACAGGAGCGCACGTTGGCACATTCATCCAATTCACGCCGACTACAAACATCAATGTCACGCTACCCGATCCAGCCACGGTACCGGAAGGGGGTTGCATTACCCTCTACAACTCATCGAACTCTGGCGCCTATGCGTTGACAGTCATAGCATCAGGAGGCACAGCAATAGGCGGCCACGGTGGTGTAGTACCGGCAGGTGCAATCTACCTCTTCGTCCGACGCAAAGCCGGCGATTGGGCAGGGATCAATCCCAATGCAGGTGGCTTGGCAGCGGTGGGTACGCAAATCCTCGATATGAGGGGGAGCCGCACAAGCGGCGTCACCTACACCAATACGTACGGCCGACCGATTGTTGTCTCCCTATCTTTGGAGACCACAAACGTCAACCAATCCTGCGTACTGGTTGTCAACGGATTCAATCTCGGTGGCTCATCGTTCCCCGGCTCGGGATTTTCGGTTGCCGGGCAGTTCATCGTGCCTCCCGGCGCGACCTATCGGTTGCCCGCTGGCCCTTACAACATCATTGGTTGGCTGGAGACTCGTTGATGACCACCGAAATGAAGTATTTCCTGAGTGCGGAGGGAGAGATTCTGGCCTTTGAGGCAGACGGCTCACAGGATCATGCCATCCCCGAAAATGTTGTTTCATTGTCGGAAGCGGATGCGCTAAGCAAAGCAAATCCTTCGACTCCGCCCTCGCTTGAAACGCTGCGATCCGCTGCTCAGGCCCAGCTTCCCGCCTGGGAATCTGCCGAGCGTGCAGCCGGCATCGACCATGCAGGCCATCAATGGCTGACCACCTCAGCCGCGTTGCAGGATATTCGCGATGCACTGCTTGCTGGCTTGGTCCCAGATGGTGTCTGGATTGACGCGGAGCGTCATAAAGTCCCCATGACGCTGGACACATTGCGAGCACTTTGGGCTGCATGCGTCAGCAGAGGCGCGACCATTTATCAGCGCCGACTGGAAATGGAGGCTGAAATCGAGTCCATGGAAAGAGAACAGTTGGAGCAATTTTTCCCCAGCTGGTAGTGCTTCGTTGCGAACTCCAACTCCCTCAATTTCGCAGCCACCACCAAATATCAATTGTCCAAGCCAGCCCGCAAAGCGGGCTTTTCTATTTTACGGGAGCAATCCATGGACTATCCCCATTCAGTACACAGCGTAAATCTGCTCAATGGCAAATTCACCGATGGCAACCCCCAAACCGGCCTACTTCCGAGCCGCGACACTGCCTCTTGGTCCAACGCCGTTACCGATGAACTGCTGGGCATTATTGAGGCGGCGGGCTTAACTCCGACGGAGGGGCTTAACACCCAGTTGTTACAGGCCTTGCGCCGTACTGGCGTATTCACGACTCTGGCTCAATTTGACAACTCGACCGTTGCCGCGACAAGTGCCTTTGTACAGCGGGCGCTGGGCAATTTTTCCGGCGAAGTCGGCATAACAACCAGCCAAACACTGCCCGCAGTGCTGGCTGGTCGGATCATCAACGCCGGAGGAACAATTACGCTAACGCTGCCGCCAGGCACAACAGTTGCGGCGGGAGCAAGCTACCAAATCAATAATGTTGGCGTTGGCATTGTCACCGTCCAAGCAGGAGCGGGAAACAACCTATTTGGAATCGGCAATGGTACTCCCCGATCGTTTTTGCTGGGTTCTGGCGATACCATCACCATCGCCTTCGTTGGCGGTACCTCATGGTATGCGTGGGGCGGCGTTCAACTCGGCGCGTCGGCGGCATTTGGCTCGTTGCTGGCCAGCAATGGATATCAGAAATTGCCAAGCGGTTTAATTATCCAATGGGGTGGAGTGGCAATCATTCCGTACAATACAACAAACGGCTCGATTACATTTCCGGTTTCATTCAATAGCCAATGTTTTCACGTATCCCACTCTTGTTTTGGCGTATATGCGACCAACATTGGAATTGATATAAACCTGACCAACTTGACAAGCGGCGGCTTCTCATATCAAGCAAGCACAAATGCCGCAAGTGGCACTTTTAGTGTGAGATGGATTGCCATTGGCAATTAAAAGGGGAACCAAATTCTTTATTCAAAATCCAGGAACTGTTTTTACAATCATTCCATCAACACGCAGATCCCGAATGACGCCATCGTCATAACAGATGATGAATATTTATTTTTACTGGATGGCCAATACAATGGTCGTATCATCACGGCAGACGAAAACGGCAAACCTTTTTTGGCAGACAAACCTGAACTGGACATAAACGCGGCACGTTTCGAATTACTGTCCAGATTGCCAGCGTGGGAGACTGCCGAGCGCGCCGCCGGCATCGACCATGCGGGGAGGCGCTGGCTGACCACCCCCGAGGCGCTCCAGGACATTCGCGATTCCCTGCTCGCCGGCATGGTGCCCGGTGGCGTATGGGTTGACGCTGCACGCGAGGTGATCCCGATGACGCTGGGCGAACTGCAGACACTATGGACCGCCTGCGTCGAGCGCGGGGCGGCAATCTACCAGCGCCGGTTGGAGCTGGAAGCACAGATCGCCCAGATGGATCGGGAGCAATTGGCCAGCTTCATGCCCAGTTGGCCGGAGGAAATTGTCGGCTGA